TCGCTATTCGCTATTCGCGAATAGCGAATGAACGATCCGTTCCGCGTCGTCCTACTTGCGTCCTATTCTTCTACCTCTGGGAAACAGGCAGGATCAGTCCCGTCTGCAAATCTGGCAATAAACTCAATCTTCTTCCATACAGAAAGAGATTCAGTTCTCATTGTCCTTTCAGATAACCACTCAAACTGCTCACAAGTGAGAAGCATTTTTGGTTCTGGTTGGGCAAGTGCCAGTAGGAGAGGTAAAATCATGGGATGAACGTAAGGGTATTATACCCCGTTATTGATATTTAGTCAATCGACCTTACAGACCCAAAATTTTGCCGGAGTTTTTTCCGACGATTCCGGGAAACAAAAGTCAATTTTGGTTTAGCTTCTTAATCTCAAACAAAGATGACTTGTGATATTTTTTTATCTTCTTATACTCCTTGATGATCTTATCAATTTCTTTATTAGGAATTCTTACAGTGAGGTCTTTATTGTCATCCGAACCAACGAATCCCAGTCCAGATTTTTTTTCTTCATCTTTCATATCAACGAACTCATTAATGTTCTCTTGGATCTCATTACGAATCAGTTGATTTATTTGATCTCTAAGATTTTCCTCATTCATTTCTTTTTCTTCTTTTCGTTTGGAACATAACCCCACATCTTAGGATTCACTTTCCCATCAGTCCATTTGATTCCTCTCACATCACGATACTTGTCCCAATAATGATCAAAGATATCTGATTGAAGTCCTTGAACTATATCATACTTTTGTTCACTATTATCTCCATAGGTAACAAGATACGAATCTCGTGGGAGAGAAGAATCTTTTGCTGCTGAGGGATCACAGTTTGGACTTATGATATTAATACCCTTACCCATATCAAGAACGATTCCCCCAGACAATCTGTGGGAATGCCTCAGAAACAAGATCTTTCGTAATGTTGTACTTATCAGAAAGTTTTTTGTCTTTCACGAGACAAAGAATCTCTGCTTCAAGAGGATGAAGACCCTCCAGAAGATTGATGAACATGGTTTCTCTACGAATAGAAGTCAGACCATTATTGCCACCCCTGATGAAATGATAGAAGTGCTTACACTCTCTGCGAAGAGTGGTCTTACCATCAGTATCAGATGCTCCCATTGAGAAAGAGCCTACCTCATACATTCTACGAACCTCTTCCGTAATCCTGGTAGAAAGAGTTCCGCTATAAGTATTCTGTTCTGCATATCCAGAGTAAGGAACTGCTCCTTCTGGAAGTGCAGAAATAACAGATTCATCAAAGTTCCAGATCAACAACATGCGAAGAGCATCATGATTGTATTTCTGAAGAACCTCTACTTTTTTTGCTTTGGATCTTTGTCTAGATATGAGATCTAAAATCTCAAAAATGAGAGGATTATTTGGAAGATCTAGACTTTGGGTTGTCTTTGGTTTACTCGTCGTCTTCTTCGTCGTTGATTTCGTAGTCATGATAGTTATCAAAGTTAAATGCAATTACCTCATCTGGAATCAAGTTTCCTTGGTTATCAAACATTTCGGGGTGAGGTCTTGGTACTTCCCGATAGTTCATCATGTATTCTCTAGCAGTCCACCCAATCACAAGTCCCACTACAAGAAACAAAATGGTCAGAAATGAACCAAAGACTAGACTAACTGCTAACATTTTTCTTTCTCCGGGAAATTGTCTTTCTTTTCCTTGACTTAAAGGAAAACTCGAAATAGATGGTAACTTCCCTGTTTAGAAAGCAAACCATCTTTTCGAAGATGATGTGAAATGGGTAGGTTTGCTCTCTTTTACCTCCATTAAGTAGAAACTCAATACCACGATTTCTGTGGATGTCTGATTTATTTATGTTAGGACTTGATGACTTGTTGTTCTTTGAGGAATTTGATTGTGTCAACAGAACCTCCCAATTTTTTGTCGTCACACATTACTTGTGGGAATGTAGAACCTTTCCCAAATTCGGTATAGAATTCTTCCTTGGTAAAATGTTCACCAAGATTATAGACCACATAATTACTGTTTGTCAACTCTAATACCTGCTTAATCTTATAGCAATAAGGGCAGTTGTCTTTTGAATATACGGCAAAATTCATGTTTCAGTTTTTTTTTTCTATATGTAGTATAGCACAAGGTTTGACAAAATACCAAACCATGATTTATTGGAAAAAATATCAAGATGACATATCATTTGCATGATGCGATCTAATTCCATTAGCAAGAACATAATGAAAAAATATTTGATGATAATAAAGATCATCACGTTTTATTTTTTTACCATACCATGTTTTATTATATTCATCAGGCATAGGATCTCTCCAATGTGGTCTCTCACATCCTTTGTATAACATACCATCACCAGCGTTTAAAATAACAGACCGGTCTTCACCAATCTTTTCTTTTGTATCTGGCGTTTTAATACAGACAGGCCATGGGTTGCTAAGATTTGTACTGATATGAACTGTCACAGAAATCTCACAGGAGGGTCTATCACAATGAGGTGACAATGCTTGTCCAGAGAAATAAAACCTATCATAATAATAGGTATTATACAATTGACTACCAATAATTTTTTCTAGTTTTAAACGAATGCCAGAGTGAATAGAACGATACTGTGGATGCCAATAACAAGAAAATGAACCTTCAACTTGATTTTCTAACGGAGTGTAATTAAATTGATCTTCACGCTTCCCCCAGTAATTAGCTTGGCCTCTTAACTCTGGTACAGGTCGATATAATTCTTCAGGATTCCAAAGATTTTTTACAACCAAATATCCATCTCTATCAAACTGTTCATTGTTTGTTTTAGATGTTCCTGAGTTCAATTTCTCATGTTCTTTTATCAACTCAGGAGTCATTTGTTCTGCCATAATTTACCTCACTTTATGATTTTATGTATACTGGTCCGTCTGTCTTTATCTCCATGTTTATAGAGTATCTGCGTTTTTTTCCAACAGGTTTATCTGGTTTATGAACCATATAGTTTGGAAAAATTACCAGTTCGTTTTTAGAAACATGATGTGTTTTTTGTTCGTTACCCATTAAAAAGGTAATACTATCTCCTTGTTCTACTTGATAATAATAAACTGCATTTATAGTAGAGGTTGTTGCATGATTATGAAAGAAAGACTTATAATCACTTCCCCTGCTCCTATAGCACCAACAAGACCTACTGTTTGTTGGAGACAATTCAAAATCAAGAAAGATTGATTTACAAGATTCCAAAAATTGATCGTACAAATTTACAAAAAATTTATCATTAGAATCAATCTTATAGTTGAACGCCATCCGTTCATTATAATTTTTTTTGTAATTATGTTCTAGAATATGGTTAATTTTTATTCTTTGTAGGGGGTTTACATGATAAAAATTAGGAATAGATATTACTTCCATCTTGGACCCACAACCCAACCAACTAAAGATTTACGAAGTCCTTTTGTTACTTTCAAAACTCTGTGAGATGTCCTAGAATCAAATACAATTACAGTTCCTTTTTTTCTGGGAATGAAATAAGGTTTTCCGTCCTCCGACAAAAGTTGGACATTACCACCTTCATATTCATCAGCATCAGAAAGTTGAACAATGAATGAGAGTTTGCGTACTAATTCAATATTCTCATTTACAAAATCATGCTGCCTTCCTTGACCATGATTACCAACACTTACTGGTTTATAGTGCGAAGGAAGTCCTGCATCATTGTGCCACCCATAAAATTCTCCCACACCATATTGTGTGAATTGCATATTCTCCCCATCAACATTACGGATGTCGTAAAGGAAGTTCTCACGATTTGCTCTTTGAACATAATGCCAAACAAGTCCTGCTGTCCAGTGAGAAGTTGGAACCCAGGCATTCTTTGAATTTCTTTTATCTTTGTTGAGAGCATCTCCATATAATTTGGAGTCTCCCATTTTTTCTTGAAAAGTATTAGTCAGATCTTTTTCAATAATATCTACAACTTCACTCGGCAAATCACTGAAATACCAAATACTTTGAAACGCCAAATCAATTCTCCATTGATATACTCACAAATTATATATCAGATATAAAGAATCGTCAATGGTACTCAAATCTCATAATCATAATTCCACTACCACCATCACCTGCTTTAAAACTCTGAGGTCCTGAAGTATCATGATAAGATCCGCCGCCTCCACCACCAGTATTCTTTAACCCATCGTGACTATTGGTAGGACTAAGCTCGTGTGCTCCACCACCAGGAGCTGAGACTCCCGAAGTCGGGGTAGTTTGATCAGTCGCACCATCTCCACCTCCTGCAAAATACCTACCAGGGTTTGGACCTGGAGTTCCATAGTTAGTAGGTATTCCTGCATCACCACCAAACATATACTTTCCACCACCACCAACAAAACCATAATCATCGTCTGCATTCATATAGTTATTTGCATTGATTGGTGGATTACTATTGGTACTCGGAACTCCGTTGGGAACGTAGTAAGCATCATGTCCGGTGGTTCCTCCAGCTCCTCCACCTCCTCCTGCACCAGTTGCTCCAGCCGATCCTCCAGGTCCATTAGAACCAGGATGTCCCCACCCTTTTTCATATTCACCCGAACCAAAATTAACACCAGCAGCAACAGATCCACCACCAGATCCACCATTTGATCCGGCAACATTAAAATATGGCGACGGAGATACTTGAGATGTTCCTCCAGAACCACCACCAGGCGCTTGTATTATATTTGCTGCTGGGTGGTGAGAAGGTGTAGGACCAGAAAACGTAGGAGGACCTGTTAATTTTGAAGCACTTCCATTTGTAGAATAATTTGATAATCCTGGAACTCTCCCTACACCACCATTACCAATAATAACAAAATAATTTCCAGTGGGAAGAGTAACATCATAATACTCAACAAATGCGCCAGCACCTCCACCGCCTCCACATGCAAAGTTATTTCTTCCACTACCACCACTACCACCACCACCAATAATTGCAATATCAGCTTTACCAGATACTGTTACATCAAAATAACCAGATTCGGTAAATGCATAATACCTTCTTCCAGCATATGTCCATGTTTCATGTGCATTAGTATCGCCAATTCTAAGGTCATTTGCAGGTTCTAGTCCCTCAACAGCACGAACAGAAGAAAATGAATTTGTAATGTTATTCTTTAAACTTCTAAAAGGCGACATAATCAACCTCCATCTACTATACGTTTGTATCTTATAATTACTATTCCACTTGCACCAGCACCTCCAGTTTTTGGTCCTCCAGGCGGCATAACCTCCGCTCCACCAGCACCACCACTACCAGTATTAGTAATTCCATTAAGCTGGGATACAATATATCCTGGTCCTTGCATTCCACCTCCACCTGCAGGTCTATTAACGGTATATGGACCACCGCCACCGCCACCGCCACCGCCGCCAACATAACGTCCAGGAAGTAACGACAAGTCTGGATCAGCTGCTTGTCCAATTACAAGTGGTGCTGGAGTATTTGCAGGTTCAAGTCCAGCATCTCCGGCAAAAATACGTTTACCATTTCCGCCAAAACCGCCAATATTCGGCAATGGGGAGTCCCCGCCCACTTCTGACGCTCCGCCTCCGCCGCCTCCTGAATCTCCATCAAGACCAACACCACCAGTAGATCCTTGTGGTATTCCATCAGGTCTATATGGAGCTAGTGGAATAACTGTAGGCCAAGATGGGGGATTTGATACCACATTTCCATTACCGATGGTTGCGATTTTTACACCACCACCAGACGCACCATATACACTTAAGACATCGCCACTAGCATATGGTGAAATAAAATCAGCACTAGCTCCACCGCCTCCACCATAAGCAGTGAAATATTCGGTCGGTGTTATTCCTGGTCCTGTTATAGTTGTTGGCGTTCCATATTCTCCGGCCCCATCGCCTGAACTTTGTCCATTACCACCAGCACCACCTCCACCAATTACAACAGTGTATGATCCTTCAGCAGTATCATAATTATAGTTATGAATAACACCACCAGCGCCACCGCCGCCGCCACCACCTTCAGCTCCAGTATATGGTGGTCCAACAAATCCGCCTCCGCCACCGCCACCGCCGCCGACTAAGCAGTAATCAACCTTTCCAGATCTCTGAACAGTAAATGTTCCCGGAGAAAGAAAACAAATATAATTATAGTCACCATAACTCCAAACATGATTTGTTGATGTTGTTGTTATTGCGGCACCAACTCTATCATCTCTATCAAGAATATATTTTACAGAATTGCTAAGAATTCCTAATTTTGTACTTTTAAAAGGGCTCATAATTTTTAACTCCTAAGATCAAGATCCTTCTTTGTCACCAATAACCATAACAACTACATCGTTTGTTGCTACACCACCGTTATATGTACCTTCGTTAAACACTACTATACTATCACCAGTCGATTCCAATGTGATAGGATAATTTGGTTCAAACAAAAATGTATCGTCGGGTTCCAGTGCCCCTCTAAAGATTCTATTACCTGCACTAGCAGTACCAGCACTTCCACCACTGTTGGGAACTACATGAACTTGGACTGTTTGAGTTAAATCGGTATTTGCTGTTCCAACATTTGCATTATGGATAGCGATAGACTTAACATATACTTTAAGATTACTAGCAACAGTAACGATACCCACCGTGCTACCAGCAGATACTGCCACAGGAAATCCTAAATTACCTCTTCTTAATGCCATAGTATTTGCAAATTCCTTTTTCTATTTATTTATTAATTAAAAAGCATACTATCTAATACATTGTCAGTGGTGACAACTCCGGTTAAGTTAGATCCATCACCAGCAAATGAAGTTGCAGTGACAATTCCAGAAGTAGCATTGAAGATAATATTAGTCCCAACTTTTACTGCACTAGCGGCAGTGTCTGCTGTCATCAGTCCACTAGATGCTAATTCTCCATTCTCTCTTGTTTTTCCCATCGTGGAATCTTATAATTTATTTTTATTTATATTATACACCCCCAAATAGCATTGCATCTAGTGTGATGTCTGTAGCATTAATGCCAGTAAGTGCAGATCCATCACCGGAGAACTTAGTAGCATATAGCGTACCATTAGAAGCGTTATATGTCAAGGCACTAGAATCTGTTTTTAGTGCCTGATCTCCAGTTGCAGTCGTAGTAAATATTGGGAAACAAGTTGTATCTGATGATTCATCAGCAACTGTAATGTTGGTTGCTGTCGTTGCCGCTGTAGCAGTACCAGTCACATTACCTGTTAAGTTGCCAGTCACATTACCAGTCACATTACCAGTAACATCACCAGTCAAATCACCAGTTACATCACCAGTTACATTACCTGTTAAGTTGCCAGTGACATTACCAGTCACATTACCTGTTAGGTTGCCAGTAACACTAGTAGCAGTAAGTGCTCCCGTACTTGGGTTGAATGTCAGATTTGAAGATGATATTCTTGCAGTGCTAATGCTTCCAGAGGTGGCTTCAGTAAAGGTAATATACCTTGTAGCATTTGTCGTTTCGTTTACGACCGTAGTATCTGTGGTAGATATTGAGAGTGCAACATAAGAAACAAATTCTAATACATCTCCTGCTGCAGCACCTTCACTGAGAACGACTGTGCTGCCAGTGTCTGCAGTAAATTCTGTGGAGTCTAATTTAGAACCATTCAAAAATACATCAATATATCCGACATTATAAGAAACATTAAATGTAGTTTGATCAGCAGTTGCTACACTTCTCGTAGTCGCTCTAGTCGTTACATAGTTTGGATTATGATCAACATTTAATTTAAATCCTACAACATCTAAAATATCACCAGAAAGAGCACCCTCTTGAAGGACTACCTCACTTCCATCCGTTGCAGTAAATTCTGAGGTCTCTTGTAATTTTGATCCGTTTAGATATACATCAACATACCCTGCAGTATATCCACCCGTTACAGTAAATCCAGTCTGTGCTGCACCAGCAGTAAAAGTTTGCCCTCTTCTTTCAGCACCCTTGATGTGTATTGTTGCCGTAGTTGTTCCAGCATCATAGGATACTGATGTAATTCCACTGCCAGTAAAATCTAAAGTGTCTATTACAACACCAGAAGCAATAGATACACTGTCAGACTTAATTCCTGTTAGACCATCACCAGTATATAAGGATCCATCCTGATAAAGGGAACCAGAAAAATTAATATCTCCACCAACATCCAATCTCTTCGTTGGAGAAGTTGAGTTGATACCAATTCTATCATTACTAATATCAACACTAATTAGATTTTCTGCTGTTAAATCACCAGTACTTCTACTCTTTCCCATGACTTACGTTTTATAGGTATTTAGATTAAACATCTGCAGTATTTGTTGAAGGAAATGCTCTTCCGGAACCCCAAATAATTCTTACAGCACCACTTCCACCATTTCCTGCTTCTGAATATCCGTTATCAGAACCGCCTCCGCCGCCGCCATAAAGACCACCACCACCAGCATTAAACCCCGAACTCCGAGTATTTGCATTGTTTCCCCCAGAACCACCACCACCAGGGTATCCATCAGCACTAGAACCAGCACCACCAGATCCACTAGTTCCTTCCCCAAGTATTCCAACGCCACCACCACCGCCGGCGTGATCTGCAGATCCTCCTGCGCCTCCGCCGCCGCCTCCGCCACCTGATCCACTGGAACCACCTCCAGCATATGTGGTACTAGTCTGTCTAGCATTTCCACCATTTCCAGAATATCCACCAGCGCCACCGCCACCGCCACAATAAACATACCCATATCCACCATTACCACCATTTCCGCCACCGTCTCCAACATATCCACCACCTGACATGAAATAAGTATAATTTGGAGATCCATTATATCCAACAGTTACATTATATCCACCTCTTTTTCCTCCGTATCCGGCAACCGTAGAAGTGTTTTTAAAATAACTATTGCCGCCATTCATACCAGAAGATGTATTATTATTAGCGTAAGTGGATCTGCTGCCACCACTACCTACTACTACGGTAATCTCTTCCCCTGGAGTAACTGGTATATCATTTTTCCATCCCAGTCCCCCACCTCCGCCACCGCGAGCGTAAGCTGAAGATTGTTGACCACCACCTCCACCACCAACACAAACAACACAAACTGAAGTAACACCGGCAGGAACAGTGAAGGTATGTGTACCTGGAGAGGTATATGCTTGTTGCCCTGCAGGATCTCCTCCGCCACTAGAACCACTTGCAAATACAGATCCCGCTCCTCCCTGAAACCCAGTCAATCCTCTAAGTGGTGGTGTCATTTATAAATTACCTCCTAAATTATGCAAAGTTAACTAGGTTTGCCAAAACCGTAAATGTTGCATCAGCAGTCTTAATAATATTATATGTATAGTTATCATATCCAGAAGATCCACCAGTAGATGGTGCTGATCCTCCCAACCAATTTATACCTTCAGCAGCACCATCTACCGTAATAGTAGTACCATAACCAGCAGCTGCTGCGGTGACAATAACACTAACAGCAACGCTCTCTCCAGTATTCATCTTACTATTCAAAGTATTGGATGCATCATATCTTATATTTGGTGTTGAAGTTGTTGTTTCTGCTGTAGTAAATAAATGAACCATTCCATCAGAAAGATTAATATTTTGATTATCACTCAACTTTCCTGCAGTAACATTTACATCTTCTTTAAGTAAACCAGAAAGATCTGCAGATCCAGCAAATGTAGAAGCACTTAATGTTCCATTAGAAGAGTTAAAAGTCAGCGAAGCGTTGGATTTTATTGTCTGAGAACCTGTTGCAGCAGTAGCAAATAGTGGGAAACAACTAGTATCTGTTGCCTCATTAGCAACAGGTATATTTGTGACAGAAAGAGATGTTAAAGCAGATCCATCACCAGAAAATGCTTGTGCAGTCAATACACCAGTGCTTGAATCATAAGTCAAGTTTGATGATGACTTTAATGCTAATGAACCTGATGCCGCAGTAGCAAATAGTGGGAAACAACTAGTATCTGTTGCCTCATTAGCAACTGTTGATGTTGCAGCATTCACACTCGTCAGAGAAGCACCAGAACCAGAGAATAAACTTGCAGCTAAAGTACCAGTCGATGCGTTATAAGTTAATGTTGCACCATCAGTTTTTATTGCCCTGTCACCAGTTGCATCAGTGGCAAACAATGGGAAGCAAGTAGTGTCTGTTGTTTCATCTGCTAATGTTACAGTTGCTGCATTAACACTGGTTAGAGAAGCACCAGAACCAGAGAATGTTGTAGCACTTAATGTTCCGCTGGAAGAATTGAATGTTAGATTAGTACCACTCTTAACTGCAAGGTTACCAGTAGCAGATGTAGAATAAAGAACATTACATGAAGTATCAGAACTTTCATCAGCAACTGTTACTGTTGATGCATTTACAGATGTTAAGCTAGCACCAGAACCAGAGAATGATGAACCTGTAATAATTCCACTAGCATTTATCGTTCCAGTAATATTAATATTACCAGTTCCTGTTATATTCCTACTGTTTAAATCTAAATTACCACCAAGTTGTGGTGTTGTATCACTTACAACATCAGATAATCCTGTAAGACTTATACTAGCGGAAACAGATTCACTAACAATTTCAATAATATCACCAGTAGATGCTCCTGTTGTGAGAACCACTGATGAACCATTTGATGCAGTAAATTCCGTACTATCAAGTCTTGCACCATTTAAATATACATCAACAAATCCAACAGTATATGAGAGACCTGTTACTGTTGTCTGACCATTAGTTGCAACTGTTCTGCTAACACTTCTTGAAGCAGTTGGGATGTATACATTGCCTGTGGAACCAGTAACACTAGCAGTAATACCAGTACCAACAAAGTTGAATGTAGTAACACCAGAACCTACATATACTCCTCCAGTGCTTAAACCACTAGTGCCTCCTCCAGATGCAGAAATACCTGATAACTGAGAACCATCACCATAATAGGTAACGATACCAGAAGATGCAGTAACAATACCAGAAGAAATCTTAACAGTTCCTAATGTAGAAACACCAGTTACATTCAAACCACCGGTAAAATCAACATCTCCTGTTACATCACCAGCGAAGGCAATAAAACTATCAGACTGACCAAGAGTTATCGTTTTTCCAGTAAGACCTCTTATTTCTCCATCTTCTTCAAATACAATATCTACATTCGCAACTCCATCACCGACAAAAATATCAGAAGCAGTATCACCAATCTCAATATCACCTGCAGCCGCACTAATACTTAAGTTTCCATTACTATCCAACTGAATAGTTGCACTCGAAATACCAGAAGTATTTTGAAAATCGATAAGA